GCAAATTGAGGCAGAATATCAGATAGCATACAAGTTTATGCAACCGAAATTTACGGAGTGGGCAATGCGTTTGAAACTTTATAACAATCAAAAGAGGGATAAAACTGCCGTTGGCGATCCACTTTTATTTACGATCCACCAAACAATCTTGGCTTCTCTATATGAGGACAAGTTGTCGGTGGATTTTTTAGGTAGAGAGGAGGGGGACGAGGAAACAGCCGAGAACTTGGTATCTTTGGCTAATTTTGATTATGACGAAATGGAAAAGGATATTTTGGACTACGAATGGGATTGGGACGCTTCATTTTTTGGCAGAGGACTTTGTTTGGAAATGGAGTATGACAGAAATCTAAAATGTCCACAGCCGGAAATTATTGATATGATGACGTGGTTAAGAGATCCACGAGCAACGTCGGTTAATGGCGACAGAAAAGGTAGAGGCGCAATGAAATTTGGAGGTAGAGAAATAAGATTATCAAAGGACGATATGCGCGAAGCCGGGATTTATACTAATTTTGAGGATCTTAAAATTGACGCCAATGACGTTAATTCGGTAATGGATAAAAACATTCAGGCAAGAAAAGAGGCACAAGGTTATGACGATATAACAAAATTTATGGACGACTTGGGCGACAACGGAACATTCCGCTGTTTAGAGTGGTTCACAATTTATAAGGGGAAAAAGATGTTAGTTACATTGGCTAATAACCGCAAGACAATTATTCGCAAAACTGAATTAGGTAAGATATTTCCGATTATTGATAGAACTATTTATCCGATCTCGCACGATTGGGACGGGGTTAGCGTTCCGGACTTGGTTGAGGACAAACAAAGAGCGCGAGCTGTGGTTGAAAATTTGGGCATTAAGGGCATTAAAGTTGGACTTAACCCGACTTACCTATTCAACACAAACAAAATTCAAAATAGAGGCAATTTGAACGTAGCATTTAATAAACATATTCCGGTTGACGGTGATCCGACAAATTCTGTGGTTGCGTTGCAAAGACAGGCAGTCAAAGCAGAGGTCAGTTGGATTATGGAGGTTTTGGATACTGCCGCGCAAAAGGCAACAGCCACTCCGGACTTACAACAGGGTGCAACGTCAGAGGAAAAGAGAACAGCAACAGAATTAAATCTTGTTTCCGCAAAGGTAGATACAAGGTATTCTTTATCGGCAAAGATTTTTGGCTGGTCAGAAAAAAGGTTTTGGAGGCAATGGTATGACTTATACAAAGATCACTTTGAGGAAGGAATTGACGAAAAGGTTATCAGATTGGTTGGTTCAATGGGTTCAAAATGGAGGACTTTGACGCGCGAAAACATTGTTGCGCACACAGATCCGGACATTAAAATTGAAAGCAAGGTTGTTTCAGAAGCAAAGAAGTTTAATGAACTTCAAAAATTTAGATTATGGCTTAAAGATATTTTGGCAACCGATCCAAAGAATAGCAACATTAGATTTGCATTAAAGAAAATTGGACGCTTGTCAGGATTTACAAAGGAGGTAATAGATCAGATTTTACCGCCAACGATTGACGAAATGAATGCAGAGAAAGAAAACGATATGCTCAATTCCGGCAAGAGGGCTGACGTAATGGTTTATGACGACGACTTTATACATATGGAAATCCACAACAAGGTAAAAGATAGTCCGGTTAAGACAGCACATATAAACGCACATAGAAACGCAATGATGTTAAAGAGAATGAAACCGGAATTTGATATAGCGAAAAATAGACCGGCGGAAGCAGTTGAGGAAGCACAAGTTATTCCGGAGTTTTCGGGAATGAACACCGGAGGCGCGCAAAAGAGGGCGTTGCCGGTAGCACAATAATTATTAAGTAAAAAAATATGGAAAAAGCCAATACAAATAGTTCAACTACTGGAAACAATGAATTAAACGAACCAGTAATTATCGCACAAGTTCCGAAAACAATTATTCCGACGACTGACGAGGACAGGATCAGCGCATTGAAATCATTGTTAGTTAGCGCCGGTTGGAAAATCATATTAGAAGTTTTAGAGGGGAACATTAAGTATTTAGAAAGCATTGTCTTGGATAGAAAGGATCTTTATACTGGCGCAATTATTGACGACGAAAAGGAAATAGAAAGCGCGAGATTAAAAAGGGCTTTATCGGTTGAATTGAAAGATTTGCCACAGACGTTGATTAACAAGGTTAGAGGAATAAGCAAGACAGAGGAGGAGGAAAATGACGATCCATATCCACAGACGCAAAAAGATTTAGACAAAATGGAAAGTTTAGAGGAAAGTAAAGATGAAAAAGAGTAATGATTTGCACATTGACAACTGAATACGTTTAATTAAATCGTGTTGAGTTTATAGTTAAACTCGCAGGCGATTTGGAAAGTTCGCTGAAACTGCCTAATTTATGAGGGATTTTGGCGATTTCCTACTTCATAGTCCGCTCGTAAGGGGGGATAGCTCCGGGCAACGCTCGGCGCAAAGTAGGCGGTTTCATTGAGCTTTCCAAAAGTTCTGCCGGAACGTTTAGTCAATGTTCCGAGATTATTCCGCTGTATTTTGGTTTCGGCATTCACCAAATTAAAGCGTGTAAAAAACAAACATGCCAGAGATTGACAACAATCAAACCGCCGATCAGGACGTTGAAAAACAACCTGACGCAGGCGAGAAACAACCTGACGCTGAACAGGACAAAACAGCCGACGACGGCAATGGGGAAGCCGGCGACGAGAACAAAGACGGAGGCGATCCTAATGACCCCGAAAAAGGTCAAAAAAAAGACGCCAAAGTCCCTCCAAAAAAGGCAGACGACGACAATGACGAACCGCCAGTTCGTAATGTCAAAACTCCCAAAGATTTTATTATCGGACGACAAAAGGATAAAATTGAAAAGTTGCGAGGTGGTAAAAACAAGGGAGGTGATAATGACGAGGAAGCCGACGAGGACGACGATAAAGTTGCTCCGGAGGACGAAACGCTTATCAAGAAAGTCGTCGCGCCAATGCTTGAACCGCTTGTAGAACAAAATCTAAAAGCGCAAGACGAAAAGGAAATCGCAGAGTTCGTTAAGGCAAATCCTGAATTTGCTCCATACGAAGCAAAAGCTCGCAAGTGGATTGCGCACCCGTCGCGCAGACACCTACCTGTTGAAACTGTATTTTTTGAGGTAGCCGGCAAAGATCTGTTAAAGATCGGAGCTGAACGCCAAAAGAAAGCCGACGAGAAAGCGAAAAATACGCAGACCGGAGGAGGTTCTAACAGAGGAGGAGAGGGAGGCAAGAAAAAAGTTGCCGATATGACGGACGAGGAATTTGCTAACGAACAAGAACGCGTGAGGCGCGGTGAACAACCTCAAAAATAATTAACTAATTAGATAAATCGTAAAAATGCCTTTATTATGAACACAACACGAACCGAAATCCCAGCAGAAGTGAACAATTTTTATGACAGAACTCTTTTAATGAGAGCTGTTGCATTGTTTGTTCACACACGTTGGGCGCAGGTCAGGGATATTCCAAGAAACTCCGGAACAAAGACAATCAAGTTCCGCAGATACGGAAATCTTACTGCTGCGACAACTCCATTATCAGAGGGCGTTACGCCAGCAGGCAGTCAGCTTTCGGTTACAGATATAACCGCAACTGTTGCTCAATATGGTGATTATATTACCGTTACTGACGTTGTATCTTGGGAAAGCCAAGACGCCGTGTTAATGGAAGCAGCCGAAATAATGGGTGATCAAGCAGGTGATACTCTTGACCAACTCACAAGAGATATTTTGAACGCTGGAACAGCAGCAATTTATTCAGGAACGAGTAATACTCAAACTTCTGACGTTGCTGCCGGCGACGTAATATCTTACGGCAACTTGGACGCTGCGTCATTAGCGTTGAAAAACAACAAAGCACGTCCAATAACAAGACAAATTAACCCGTCAACGGGTTATAACACAACTCCAATCCCAGCTTCTTATATTGCTATTATTCACCCAACCATTACTGCAAAAGTTGCTACTTTTACAGGTTGGACACCGGTTGAAAAATACAGTAACCAGCAAGGAATTATGGAGGGTGAAGTCGGATCATACAGCGCAAACGGCACTAAAATCCGCTTCATTGAAACAACTAATGCGAAAATCAAAACTGGTCAAGGGAAAGGAAGCATTGACGTATATTGCACACTTGTTTTCGGATCTAATGCTTATGGTATTACCCGAATTTCAGGTGAAGCAATGAAAAATATCGTCAAACCTCTTGGATCTGCTGGTTCTGCCGATCCATTAGATCAGCGAGCAACTTCCGGTTGGAAAGCAACTTTTGTTGCCAAAATTCTTAACGAGGACTTTATTGAAAGAATTGAAAGCGCAGCAGTTTAATCCAACTGATAGTCGTTAGGAAGTCGCCCGCCAAAATCATAACTAACAATTATTAGGAAAAAACTCTTATGAGTGAAAAAATTAAAAAAGATCCTCTTGTTGACGACGAGGGAACGCAAGAACCCGAAGCCGAACAAGAGAAAGCGCCGGAACAGCCAAAAGCTGAACCGACGAAGCCAGCAGCAAAAAGGGCGGAGGCAAAGGTTGAAAAACCAGCCGAAACTAAACCTGCTGACGACAAGAAACTCGGAGGTGCAGAAGCGTATATGAAAGGAATTGAAAACACCAAAGAAGTTCTTGCAAAATCGCCGCACGTTAATTTTCTTATTCCGTTATCCGACGGCGAGAAGCCGGGAGCGTCTGACACAGTTCAGATTAACGGATACAGATTAACGATTAAGAAAGGCGAGTTAGTCAACGTTCCAATTCAAGTCGCAAAATTGCTTGCAGAAAAATACAAGGTTAATATGGAGGCAGGCAAGGAAAAGCTTATTAACCGAGCAAACGATATTGAGGACGCACTAACATAAACATTAAAGTAATTAAACTAACAAAATGTTAAAAGATTACCAAGTAAACGGTTGTTTATGCGCGCCGGGATTAGCTATTGGAGGTGGATCAAAATACACTTTCAAATATGGCAATACTTTTCGTGTAATTGCAAATGGCTTAATTTCCGACGACGTAACGACAGCCGACGCGCCGGCTTTAACAGCTGCGGTTGCAGCAGACGGCACGACACCAACAACTTTGGCGATTGATTACGAAAGAGCTTATACTTTATTGGCTGCGGTCAATACAAGCACAGGCGCAGTAACATTCACCCTTGCTGTTAGTGAGGATTTTGCAGAGGGACATATTTGGCGACCAGAGGATATAAACTGGGGAAATTCTGACAACAATGATAGCCACAAAGCTGTTGTTGGTATCATAATTATTGCCAATACGACCAATGTATTTACTCCGGGATCAACTGCGTTAGACGCTTCGGGAGTTAGTGTCCGATACTTTGACAACGTTGTTCCATTATTCGCTTAATCGTAAAATGAGCATATGATATTCACTAACTTCGCAAAATTAGTCCGGTTATACACGAAAACAAACTCAACGACTTTTACTGACGCAGATATTTTAGTATATGCAAATTTGTTCAAAGACGAATTTTCTGCTGAAATAGTCAAAGAAGTTGGCGAGGATTATTTCGGGTTGCGCTTTACGCGTGATTTAGTAGCCGGACAACGCGAATACGATTTACCAGCGGAATTATTGTCGCGGTTTAAGTATTTGGAGGCGAAGCTTGACGGAACGAACTGGAAAAAGCTTACTGAAACTGATTTATCAGTTTATAGCAAAGCAACAGACGAGGATACGATTGAGGGGGCTTATTCGGGCAAAGAACCTGAATTTGAACTATTTGATCAAT